AACCGTGCTCCTGGGACTGACTTGTCGGGGGGTTACCGCTCCATGCCTGCTGTCTCTGTTCCTTAGCTCGACGGCCCGAAAAGTTACACTCGGGTCGCTTCGCGTCGGGGTCAGTGATGGCAAACCTGGTCGATCTTCGCAGGAGAAATGCGTCTTCGAAAGTACTACCTCGAAGAGCACTGATTTGACGAAGCCGGACCCAGCGATCTTCTGCTGGTATAGTCTCATCCTTAACTGGTAAGGACTGAAGCATCCGGTATCGGAAGGACTGGGTGTCCCTCCTCCAAACCGCACCATTGCCCATACACACGTCGTTGGAAACTCGAAACGCCTGGTCAGTAACAAAGCTGTACTGGAGCGTGTCGGGAACACAACAACGGAGCTCGGGATCAAACCCGCGCAGCACCCTTTGAATTTCAGGGTGTTTGTGGTGTGCATTGTGAATTGCATGCAACTCACTTCGGGTGGTGATACGGTGGCGCCAATACGCAGGAGTAACATCCTGCTCTCCGTGCCAATTTGCCCCACAAGATTCACGAAATGGACCATGGATGAAACTCTTATCGAGATTCAGCCGGAAGCCCAACGATCGCAGGATTTCGCTAAGCAGCAATGCGACATCCTGTCTGACGATTATGTCGTCCCCATAGACCCGAAAGTCAACTGGGGCACCCGCCATTTTACAGGCGGCGACACACGCGGCAGCAAAGATCGATGTTTCAAGTGGGAAGCAAAACCCGTTACCCATGCTACAAAACAACTCGTACCGGTGGCGTGAGCCATCGGGGAGTGTGTAACCGGGCGACCTCGTGTCGTTCAGAAAGGTAAACCAGTCTTCGCTATACAAGGTACGTACAACCTCCAGTAACACGGAGTTACTCGCCCCTTTAACGTCTTTGGTGACGTAGGGGATCGAGCCACTTCCAATGGCACCCTCACGGGCCATCCATTGGTTAACATCCTGACGGCTGAGATCGAGGTTCGCCCGATCTTTTAAGTTCCGACGCATCATTTGGTCGGTACCCTTCTGGATGAAAGTGTTGCACGTTGCGGGCGTCCCGACTGTCCGAGAACAATCGAAATTCTTGGCAGCACAACTGAGCTTATCTTCTTGTACCAGCTTCACCGAACCCTCGAAGTAGTCGCGCAACTCGCCTGGTGTCAATAGGCAAGGAAGCGCATCGAGGGGCACATTATCTCCCTGGCGCTCTCGCGAGCGTGCAGAGTAGTAGAGGTGCAGCTGCTCATTGGATAGAACAGCCCGGGTAAAGTACTTAAGCGCCGTCGGTGTACACGTGAGCTGCTTCTCCACCTTGTTTCCAAAGTGGGTCGCTTTTCCGTGCACGCCTAAACTGGCGCCCCCGCTAAAGTCGCAGTGGTTGTAGATGTACTCAAAATCGGGCTTATCGCCCATGATCTTGAGGATCCACTCTCGCATAATTTCGTGCGAGGGATGACGATCCAGGCCGCGCGTACGATAACCGCGAAGGATGGCGTTCACACGCTTATTCCTCCGCTCGTCCGCTATAAACTTATCAATCGCAACAGCGTCCGGATTCAAACCCGGTATCTGCTTTTGATCGAAAGGATATTTGACCACCATTGCAACAAACTGGCTAACGCAAGCAAATTCATCTGCGCTATAAGGGGCCCATACTTCTGTGGGGCCCGTACCAGACCAGGTGCCGAGGTCGCGGAGAGTTTTATCCGCGTCCTTAGCGATTGACACCAGCTTAGTCCAATCCCTGGAGCGAATCGCTCCGAGGGCGGCCGAGCTGAATGCCAATCCCTGGCAGTAGGTTAGTACATAGGTTTTCAACGCAGCCAGATGGACTGACTGGTGATCGAGCTTCAAACGCTTGGTCATCTTTTGCCCCTTGTGTAAAGACCATTGCTTTACCCTCAGTTCTACCGAGGTCATTCCTCACTACCAACAGTACGACAACCATTGCGGTTATCGCAAGTGCAACGTGACGCGAGTCCACCCTAGTAGTTCAGGGTGGCCTTGTCAACCAGGCTTACGCCAGAGGTCGACGTCGCGAAGGACGCATTGTCCACACGGAGCGCGGTAATGTTGGCGGCGCTTGCGCCGACGGGAATGGAGTAAGACGTTTCAGCGATCAGATCACGCGGAAGGCCGTTGATCACCTCGGTAATCACGCGCTTGTGAAAGCTGCGCGCGACACCCGGGTCCGTCTTCGTGGCCTTAGGGGCAACGCGCCGCACTTGGATGGTATCCTTTGCGGTCGCGGTCTGGTTCACGCCGACATACTTGGCGGAATCAGCACTGGGAGCAGAATCGTAGGTGAAGGTTTTGGTGTTGATGGATGGCATTGCCATGTTTGATACTCCGAAGTTAAATCTAGCGAGCTGCCCAAGTGGACTTGCCCATTAGAAGTTTTGTGAGAAGCGATAGCACATTTTGCAACTGGGCGGGCGGTCGATGAGACCAATCGAACAGTGGCGTGTGTGCCAATTGTGGGCCAAAACCCACTGGGGACCTCGTCTTCGCTTCATAAGACGTGGTGCTGACTCCGACTGGCAGACGCGTGAGCGTGTAGCCGGCCGGCATAGTTAGACTCACCCACTCGCGACTGATCGTTGTTTTGATCGTCGTGGTGCAGAACGTGGCAAGAAAACTACGGCTGAACATTACGTTCGTGGTGGCTTGTATGTACTGTTCCACATTAACCACATAGTCAACAACAAAGGAAAAGGGGATTAATTCCCACATCGCCGACGGGACATCCGTTAACCGGACCCCGAAGTGCTGACGTGGGTCAAAACCATCGGCATACAAAACTCCCGCGCGCACGACACACTCTTCAGTGTACGTGTAGCGGAATGTGCCGTTTTGCCCAGACCCGGATAGATTCGTATGGACGACATCTTGTGTCCATGACGTTTTGTCGCTTTTTATACTACGCGACGTTCGCCGGGCCTCCTCTTCAAGCGCAGGGATCTTATGAATCACCGCGTCAACCTCCATCACTATCGGCTTCCAACCAAGGTTGTAAGCCAAAACCATATCTGGGATAAACTCCAGACGTTCCGCGATGGGAGCCTTCAACGGTTTTTCCTTCTGGATCGCCAAAACAGCATTGCGTCGGGCCTTATGCGTCTTAAATTTCATGACGCGGTTAAGCCTGTTGCCATACTTCCTCAGATCACGCCTATACTCTCGCTCAGAATTTTTGAGCAGAGAGTGGAGCCCCCGGAGTGGGGACACCAGCAACTTGAGCGACTTGTGAAGTTCGCCCAATGATACGAGGGATTGGTTCACGGGGGCTTGGACCCCGGCCAGTGCTGCAGTTTGAGCAAGTGCACGAAGATTCGTTTCGTTTAAGCGAGTTACAGCCGTCCTCGGCGCCAGAAACCCAAGTGACATGTCTCCCCATCCTGGGGCGGACCACCACTTGTAGTTCGGGTTAGAGTTAAGCTTCGCTTCGAATCCAGTGTCGCCGTAAACTTGGTAGTTCACTTGTACCCTGCTCATGGCGTTGTTCAAAATAGCGCCAGTGGCCTTCAATTGCTGAAAGCCGGGTACGACAACATCCTCCATACGCCGATATGACCTAGCCGAAAAAGGCGTCGGGCCATAGTGGTTTGTACCACTGGCGTTTTGCTGCCACACCTCCCATGATTGCGTATGATTCCCTAGGGTATCTTCGCGAACACGGTTGATGGGCCTGCGGTAGGATTTGGGCATAATTACCTCCTCAGAGTGCGAAAAGACGGGGAAAACCCCGTTAATCGTCGCTCTGAGGCCCTGTCAAGGTTGGAGGTGATTAGACTCCAATGGTAAAGAGAGAGATTCGCTGGCATCATTAGGCTGATCAGGCCCACTCTCAACAACTTTCCGATGAGCAATTATTTCGTAAGACTGTACTGTGGTATTCCACACAGAACCAGACATACGATTCCCGGCTACGCGCAAGCGCCACCGGGGGCTCATTACCCAGGAACTGATGTTTCAAATCAGGTCGGAAAGAGGAAACGCCCCTTGGGG